TTTATCGTCTTTAACCCATTGATTATCATCTTTAATATATAATACTTCTCTTTTATAATCATTACAGTGTATTGGTCGTTGTTTGTAATCAATATCTTTTAGGTTTCTTATGAATACATTACTAATGCCTTCCGCATATCCAACTTTACTGGTTTCTTCAAGATCTTCTAAACTAAGAGTTATTTGATTAACAAAGTCAGTTAGATTGATGGCATCCTTACAGGTCTCATTTAGAAAAACATTAATGTTGAATTTATTATTACAGTTAACATTATTGTTCATAGTTCCGATTTGATTATTTACACCATTAGATGTTTGAGCAATTTCAAATAACTTGGTATTTTGTTCCATAAGTGTTTTATTTTGTTGTGATAATTGTTCAATTAGCAGTTTATTTTGTTCAAATAGAAAATCTTGAACATTTTTGTCGTCTTTTATGACGTCAATGATCATTTTAGTTTTGTTTACAAGATAACATTTTTTTTTATGATTAAATAAACTTTGTCTGTGTTTATAATTTTTTCCACAACTACATAAAAAGGTCTCGGCGCTTTTTGGCGTAAAAGTGTCAGTATTTGTAAGTAAAATGTCAGTATTTTTGTGTTTCCGTGTTAAAATATGTCTGTCCCAGTCACTCTGTTTAGAGCATTTGAAATCACATGTTTCACAAATAAAATTTGTGGCGTTTTTTTGCTTAAAAATGTCGTGCATTTGTCAGTATATTATACTTACACAAAAAACGCCTAAATTGTTTTCATATAAAATAACAAAAAATTATCGTAACACTTTTTTTTACGAAAAAATGAAAATGAGAGCATTATGCTGAGAAACTCAAGTACGAGGGTCTTTTTTCAAAACTTTTTGGGATTTTTCAAAAATGGACATAAAAAAAATGTCCAAAATCGAAAACCAAAGGTACTTTTATTTTGAAAGTTGAGACCGACAAATTCTACCTAAAATATACAAACAAAATTGTGACGATAAATGCTCACAAAATAAAATAATCAAAAATAATATATTTTTCAGTAAGGATGGGTACATATTTAGCAATAAGTTTAAATAATAAAAATATTTCATCCATTATTTACATTATGGATGATTTTAATGTTAGTTCATTACATGAATCAAAGAATGAGTGGGGAGCTCGTTTGCTAACTATTTTAACACCCCTGATCATTGAAGGATTTAAATCTATATTTGACGAATCATACAAACTCTGTAAAGACAACAATGAAGCCGAAAAGTATTTAATGACATTTCAAAACTTCATTACTAGAATTCCAAAATGGAACTCTTCAATAATTGAAACTGAGAGAAAACGAATTGTTGATAGAAGCGGATGCTCTTATTTAGAAGAATTAGTAACATGTATTCATATTATTCAACTTAAATTACTCACCGCTATGCGTGTTGGTCAAAAACAAAAGAAAATTGACATCAATATTCCAAAACTTGATGATTTTGTTCATAAGTGTTACATTAATGTAGCAAGAAAAGTATATAAAAATGTATATCTGTTTGAATTAAACTGTCCTCCTTTACAAATTCAAAGACATACTAGAGAACTAGAAACGATTGTTCAAGAGTGTATTTTGAACGCAGTAAGAGATAGTATTCCAGTTGAAAGCATATTAAAAGCTTATATGGATGAAACAGTTGAAGAGGATGTTGTTGAAGAAATAAAAGAGCAAATTATTGAACCACCTCCAGCTGTTGAAAAACAAACTATTTTTGAAGGAAATGATGGTAATGTTAGTTTAAAATTTAATGATATTGATTCAGTTATGACTAAGAATGGTAAAGAAGAATTGATTGAAGCTCCAAAGACAATTGAAAGACTTGAAGAAATAAGTGCTTTAAGAAATATGCAAAGAAAGATGGAAGAGGAGGAGGATGAAGAAATACTAAAAATCTCAAATGAAGATGTATCTTTAGATATTTTGGATGTTCATCAAATTAATCCTCCAGAAGTTAAATTAGATACAGATCTTTTGTTAGATGACATTGAAGTTTTAGCATAAATTACGGGGAAACCCCGTACGCCCCTATTACCAACAAAATACAACACTTTTTAAAATGTGGAAATGCGTTATTTCAAGTTTAGAAATGTAAAAATATATTCTAATATGGATAATATATTTTTAATAGCAGGAATTATATCCGTTATATTCTTTATTGCAAAGTTTTTAGAAATGAGATACGTAGATGGAGAACCAAAGCCCCTTAAATTTTTAATTAGAGACTCCTTGTTAGTTTATGTAAGTGTTGTACTTGGTAGTTTTGTTGTAGATCAATTAAAACCGGTAATTGCTGAAACAGAAATACCAACAGCACCATTAGCATTTACAGATAATCCTCCATTTTAACGTCCAGTCCATACTTTAACAAATGGATTGGCTATTCTTTTTTTACTTAAATCACTACAGTAATCATCATATGTATATGAAAACGCTCTAGGTTGTTTCATGATATCTCCAAATAAAGATTTAATAGTGAGTAATTTTGGAAATTCTTGACAAAACAGTAAACCTAGTATTCTTTCTAATGAACAACGATCATTTCTATTATGAACAACATTAATAAGATTAGAAATATGATATTTATGTTCTAATAATTCTAAAAATGTCAATTTTATAAAGCATTGTCCTCCAAAACATAAATTAAAGTTATCATTATTTGTAGCATTAAAATTAATTACTAATTCATCTTTTTTAATGATCTTTTTAAATAAAAGACTATTATTAGTTAAAGCTGATGCTATACGAACCGTATTATTTTGATGTTCTTTAAGATATGAATTATTATGCCATAATGGCATTACTGGCATAGCAAATTTTTCAAAAGGAATTCTGCTATGTATAAATAAACTATCATGTATTATAACAGCATTAGGAAACCATTTATATCTTAAATAATAAATATATGGTAATAATTCTCCTCTGCCAGGATATTCAGATTTAATTATTGTTAAATTAGAATAATCAAAATCAGCTTTGACAAAATCTTGATTGCTGTTATCATCAATAATTATAATTTGTCTTAAAGGATAGTATGTTCTAATAAGTTTTACGGTCTGGTTCCAATATTTGTTAGTTTTCTCAGAATTAACATGTCTAGTTATAATAAAGCCATAGTTTGACATAATATTATTATAAATAAAGATAATAATATTATTAGAATTATTTTTTTAGATATAAACAGGTAACTCGTCTATATTTATGATTAATTCATTTTTAGGTATATTTTTATTTGTAACTAAATATTTGTTAAATTCTTTACGTTCTAATTGTGCTTGTGGTGTATGTTTATGGACATATCGTGCGATCATTTTATATAACTTAAAATCAGGATAACGTTCAATACCATTATTTTTATATAACATATTAATACCATTATCATCAATACACCATTCAACGATTAGCTTAACTAATGGAGAACAATCATTTAAATTTTTAGTCATATCAAAATCATCAACAACATAATCAAAAATAGAACAAGCTAATCTACACAAATCAAAACTAAAATTAGGTTCTAAACGTGGTTTTTTATCATTAAAATAAGGTTCTGTATTATATTGTGTAGCAGCATCTTCTCCCGTTTGAAAACTATCACTACAAAATAATTTACCGTTAAATTTGTAAATTGCGCGTCCAAAATCAATCAATTTGTATATTTTACCGAATGTAGGGACTTTATAGGTTTTCTTCTTATAAGTATAATAAATAAATTTTTTGTTAGTAGGGATATACATAACATTGTTAGTATGAAGATCATTATGAGTAAACGAAAACATTTTTTGATAACTAATTAAAATCATAATAATTTGCATTAAAGCTGAAAACCATTCATCATCACTTAATTTTTCGTTAATAATTAAATCATCAAAAGTGCTTTCACAATTTTCCATACAAATAAGTTGTACTGGAAATTTTGGAAATGTTAACATAATAGATTCCTCTTCAATAGTAGATAAGTCAGAATCGTCATCTTCCCATTCCTCTTCTTCTTCATCAATATCCTCTTTTAAATCTGTTGTTAGTTCTGAAGAACTAGATTTTTCACTAATATTTACATCAAGATTCTCATCAATATTTTCGTCATTCTCTCCATCATCTTCGTCATCAATATTATCTAATTCATCTAAATCATGATCATTTGTATGAGATGTTCTAGATGAACATGTTGAACCAGATCGTAATGTCTCAGATTTATTTTGATTTGATACATCAAAACAATTAGAATTGGTAATATCAACAAGTTCAACCCCAATGTTTTTAATATCATTAAGAGTAACAATATCTTCACCATTATTATCAAATATATTTTCAAAAATATTATCATCAATAGATTTAACTGATAAAACCGATTTTAAACTGGTAGAAATTTTAAGTGGTTGTAAAGGTTTAACTTCATTAGGAGTAATTAAATGTGAATAATCATCTACATTAAATAAAACTCCTTTTTGTTTATTAAAGAAATCTGATTGAATTAAATAATCAATATCATCAATAATATTTATTTTATAGTCATTTTTAATTGCTAAGAAAGAACCATAATAATCAACACCATGTATAAATTGGTGTTCATGTAAAACTTTACTTGATAAAAATGAGAAAAACCCATCAATAAATGATGAATTATTAGGATCAGCAATTTTTGGGTGAACTTTGATAGATTTATCAAAAGATGGTAAATTGAACAATTGAGAATCAGTGTAATTGTATTTTCCGACTAGATACTTAAAAGGATCCAATAATGGTGCCATTTTAATAAATACTTTTTGTGTATTACAAATGTCTTCATCTTCAGAAATATGTTTAAGTTTACAATTAAAAATATGTTCATCGTCATCGTCTTTGTTTTTTGAATCTTTAATATCAGATATAGCCCATTGATGATTTAGATTAATAGAATTCCAATTAGTATTATTTAGTGAAAAAAATCTATCATAAATAGGTACATAGTTTTGAACATTATTTAAATTTATTCTCTTGTTAGTTTGAAACTTGTTAAAAAGATTAATATTCTTTCTCTTCTGATAATTAACAGATATAGTCATTAGCTAATAAAAATATTAATTAAAATAGTATTTAACTCATTATTTTTATAAAGTCTAAAGAATCCTTAATATTTAAAATTATTGACAATTCGTTAAGATAATTTATTTTTATATGTCTAATATAATTATATGAATTTAGAGTTAAAACGTTTTGATATGAAAAGTATAAGCTTTAAGCCAAATGAATCTAAGGGTCCAGTTATTGTATTAATAGGAAGGCGTGATACTGGTAAATCTTTCTTAGTTAGAGATCTGTTATATTATCATCAGGATATTCCAATTGGAACAGTTATTTCCGGAACTGAAGAAGGAAATGGATTTTATGGTAAAATGGTTCCAAAATTATTTATTCATAATGAATATAATACAGCAATTATTGAAAATATTTTGAAACGTCAAAGGGGTGTATTAAAACAAATAAAAAAAGAGATGGAAACTTTTAAACGCAGTACAATTGATCCTAGAACTTTTGTTATTTTAGATGATTGTTTATATGATAACACATGGGCACGTGATAAAATGATGAGATTATTATTTATGAATGGTCGTCACTGGAAAGTAATGTTACTAATAACAATGCAATATCCATTGGGTATTCCTCCAACATTAAGAACTAACATTGATTACGTCTTCATTTTAAGAGAACCATATATCGCAAATAGAAAGCGTATTTATGAGAATTACGCCGGTATGTTTCCAACTCTTGAGTCGTTTTGTCAGGTGATGGACCAATGTACTGAAAATTTTGAGTGCTTGGTAATAAATAATAATGCAAAGTCAAATAAATTACAAGACCAAGTATTTTGGTATAAAGCAGATCCTCATAATGATTTCCGTCTTGGTTCAAAAGAATTCTGGGATTTATCTAAACAAATTAATGATGATGATGAAGATGGTGATCAATATGACCCAAATAATGTAAAGAAACGTGGTCAGGGACCAAAGATTGCCGTTAAAAAGAGTAAATGGTAATTAAAAAACAATTTAAATATAGTTACAATAATATGTATTAAGATGTATGAAAGATTACCAAAAATATTATATGGAAGTTGGGGACTATTAGGCTTTTATCGTGGAGTCCAATATTATAATTTCCATCATGATGAAAAGATGCAAAAATATTTGAAACAACCTAAAATATATGAAAAACCTGAGGATTTTTATACAAATAAAATTGGATGTGGAGCATTAGGAATGGTAGCATATGTATTTCCATTTTTTTGTGTATTTCCTGCGATAAAAGAAATACAAAGATTGGAAATTAATTTACGTGGATTAGAAGAAGAAAAGAAAAAGCCAGAGTATTATAATATATTTTAGTAAAATTTATTGAATATTTTAAATAATATATTTAATAAAATTTGGGTTTATTTTTACGTGTTTTACATTTTTTATTTTTACGTTTGTTTGTCTTGGTTTTTCTTTTACGTTTTGTTCCTCCAATATTTTTATTTTTAGGAAGCAAAGTTGGCGTTAATTTATATTTATCTAATTTTAATGATAGGCTTACTGAACCTTGATGAGACATAGTAAATAGTTCACGTTTATTAAGTTCTTTGAAATTTCTTTCCGTTACTAAGCTAACAATTGTATTAATAAATGATTGATCACGAGGGGTTTCTAAACATTTTGATAAAACTTTTGAGAAAAGGGATGGATATTTTTCAGAAAAATCAGGCATTTGTGATAATATTAAATTTCGTATATCACAATAATATGGCATATTATTTTTTATAAATTGTTTACGGTTGTTTTTGTTTATTCTTTTAAGTTCATAATTAAGAATTCCAATTTCAGTATCGGTTAAAACAATATCTTTTAAACAGGTATTTTTAAATAGAGACATATTAATATCAATATCTTTGTTAGTGTAACCAAACGGGCTAAATAATGAAGGTGTCCGTTTAGTTTCAGTAATAAATTCAGTTTCAGGAATAAATGGAATTGCTTCGGGAATGTCTTCTTCTTCAATTTCAGCTTGTATTGTATTAGGATCATTTCTGTTATTATAAAATTCTGGAATTGCAGGTTGTCTTTCTATAGTTACAGCATGTGCTGATGGTGGTTTTTTATAAATCATATAATACTATGATATTAAATAATAAATTATGTTATAATTATTATTATTTAATTTAATCAGTTTTCTTAGCAAATGGACCAGATTTTAATTGACTCTGACCATAATCAGTCTTGCCAACAACAACATTTTCTCCATCAAATAACTCGCTTCTAATATCAGCAACAGAAATGGCTTCAGGTTCTTTAGTGTTAAATGTTTGCTCAGTAGTAGTTTGTCCAACACCAACAAGATTACCTTCCTCATCAATATCTTGAGTAAGAACATTACCATGCTTCTCAGCATTTTTCTTGTTTTCATCAATTGCCTTTTGTTTAGTTTCCTTGACACGTTGTTCAAAAGCGTTTTTAGCAATTTCTTCGTTCTTCTTCTTTTCATGAGCAAGTTGATTCAATTCCTCTTCCATATATTCAACACGACCCGTCTTGTATGCTTCAGGTTCCCAAGGTAGCCAAGTGCCAACAGGGCCAACAAAAACATCAAAAGATGGATCAGTTTCTCTTAGAAGTTTAGCACGTAATTCAGCCTCTTCTTGAGAAGCAAAGTTTCCTCTAGACTTAAACCCTCTAACGGATGTTTGAAAATTATGCTTTACATTAAATTTCTTTTCTAATTCATCTTCGTCACGATCTAGGAAAGTCTTGTAATCATCCTCAATTGAAGATCCAATGATAGTTTCACGTTCTTCTTTAACAAATACTTCAAAATCTTTAATAACTTCTTCAAATTGTAACTTGTACTTAAATGAAACAAAATTCAAAAATTGATGAAACTTTTCCATAGATTTATTCATTTCCCATTGCTTTAAAAATTCTTCAAAATAAAACATTTCACGTTGTTTTAGGATCTTTTCAGGAGAAATAAATGAAAAACATCCAAAAGATTGTCCAGCGATTGGCTTGTCAACTTCTAATAAATCAACATATTTAGGATTAGGTGACCCATCCTTCTTTTGCTTTCTCTCAAACCCCTTTTTTGCGGCGTTATTTTTACTCATTATAATATTTAGTAAATACTTAGTTTTAAGTTTTAATTTTACAAATTATTATTTATTATTTTTTTCTTTTTATTTTATATAAAGATGGGTATGTTTGATGTTACCGAACTTATTAAGCGCATTATTAAGTATTTGATTGAAGGTTTAATGGTCGCTATTGCTGCTTTCGCTATTCCAAAACGTTCATTGAACCTTGAGGAAATTGCATTGATTGCGTTAACTGCTGCTGCTACTTTTGCTATTTTAGATACTTACATTCCTTCCATGGGTGTAACAGCTCGTTCTGGAGCCGGTTTTGGTATTGGTGCTAACCTTGTTGGTTTCCCTGGTGGTCTTTAAATTAATTATTTAGACGAATAATATATTTTAATAGTATTATAATATATTATGGCAAAGCATAGAAGGTATAGTAGAAAAAGGATTCAGAAAGGTGGATTGATTAATACTGATAAACAAACATTAAGAGATTTAGGATTTACTGAAAATGATATTAATTATATTTTTGGTCGTCATAAGAATATGCAAATAGAGTTTTTTATTAATTCTGTTAATGGTATCCCAGGAAATGAATTTTATCCTCATCCTCAAACACCACAAGAAATTATGGAAAGATTAAGAGATGAAGGTGATTACACTGACGAAGACACTGACAATTCGGATATGGATGGAGGTAAACGTAGGTATAAAAGAAGAACAACTAACAAAAGAAAAACAAAAAAATCAAAGAAAACACGTAAACATAGAAAGAGAAGACAACGTGGTGGAGATGGATTTACAACATCATTATCAATGCCTTTAGAAGAAAATAAAAACAACTATGACACATATGTAAGACTAGGTTTAAGAGAATATTAAACAGTAGGAATAAATTCCCAATCTAATTCAACACACATTTTCTTCCAAGTCTCATCTTGTTCAATAAGTTTTTCGCGATCTTTTAATAATGGAATATCATGTAAATATTGTGTTTCTTCAAGAAGCTCACAAAACTTAAAAAGAACATAATAATAATTTAAAAAGTTAACACGATAATCAGGACAAGTTTTAGCATAAGGTGCTTGAATTTCCATAAATAAATTACATAAAGTATCTTCTAATTCAGGACTAAATACAGGAGGTTTAATACCCAATTTATTTTTAATAAATGCGATATGTTCATAATATTTATTAAATCCTAATTTTTTAAGAATTTCTTTAGTTTTATGATGTGTTAGTTGTTCAAGACCAATTCTTTCCTTTTTAATCTGTTGTTGTATTTGTTCAATAACATCATCAGGAATTTGTGTAGTTTCTTTACCTTGAAATTGAGCTAAAATTTCTTTAAAATGATTAATTTTTTTATAAGCATAAAAACAGACTTCTTTTGGAGGTTCTTTATAACTAGGTTTTTCATTTTCAATAAGATATGGTATATTAACGGCACAAACATTACATATTAATACGCCTTCATCATCAAGTGGAATCATTTCTCCTTTATAACAGTTTTGACATATATCAGTTTCTCTAACAAACGCGTTTATATCTAAAAAAGACTCATCAATATTACTCAAATATTTTTGAACCAAGTTTTTATTCTTATTTTCATTAATATTTTTATCTTTTTCAGTGTCATCTTGTTTAACTTTAAAAATGTTAAACAGCAATTGATTTTTAGAGGTAACAACTTTGTTAGTTTCTTCAATATTATTAATGCTCTTTTTATTTTCAAAATATTCAAAAATATATTTAGAGTTATCAAGAAAATAATTATTTTTCTTGTTTTTTAACTCCTTTATGGTTT